GGATATCCGCAGGAAGTAATTCAAACGCGTCATTTGCGTTTTGAATTTTTGAGAGGCATTCTTGATAAGAAACGCCAGAAGAGAAATCACCATAGTATGCCCCGGAGCGTTGAGGAATTAGCCCGGTGCGGTGAATTTTTTTGATAATAGAATTAATGTTTACCTGTTCTGCGAAGGATTGTTTAGTACGGCTTCTCACCGACGGGTGAGGATTGCCTTTGTCGTCGACGAGAGAGAAGTCCAGTTGAACACGTGGCCTTGTTAGAGTAGACATTTTTGTTTTCCAGTTTTAGTTTAGGTTTTTTTAGTTGACAGTTTTGTTATTTAGTGATTGTCGACGGAGACGATTTAAGAGTTTCAGAAACAGGTGTAAGTGTTTTGGACGTAAAGTCCAAAGCACAAGAGAGATAGACAGGTTGTTTTTCGATACCGATAAGACCAGAGGTCGGATCGAGATTGCCTAGTTTATAAAGTTTATAGTCACCGGCGTGACGAGACATAGGAGAGTTTTGATTTTGGACATGATCGCCGAATGCACGGATCGCGTGCCCGGCGGTGGGAGATTCATGGACGCCGAAGTAAGCTTGAGTTTTTTCGTCGTAAAGTGCAAAGATTGTGTTTGTCATTCGATTCCCCTTTTGAGTTGGCTAACTTTAGCCAGTTTGCATTTTTCCCGGACAGCCAATCTGTCCGGAGTGTTGTTAGGATTATTTGTAGCATTAAATTTTCTTAATGCAAGAGTTTTTAGATATAAAGTTGGGTCAGTTAATTGAAGCTTCGCATCATAGAATTTTGGAACTTTTATAGGTTTGCCGTTTATGATGACATGATCGTCAGGATAAACGTCAGTTTTGTATTTTTGTATCCAGCCATCCCCGATGCCGGGGCGGCGAGACATAGTACAGTATTCAGGTTTTTTGCCTTGATAATGAGCCGTAGCGGGGTCGCCAGTGATTTTTTTTGTGACATACCGAGCAACGTAGGCAGCGGACTCGAAAGTCACGTCTCCGACCGTTGAGTGACCAAATTCCCACACTTGTTCTAGTGTAGGAGATCGGAATAGTCGGACTCCGTCCCGAATTGACCAAAGTTGAAGGTCGGAGGGTCGCCAGCCGAATAGGCAGGCATGATGATGAGGATGTTGAAGTTGTTTTCCATATTCCCCGCAGTGAAAATAACGAACAGTTTGCGGATGAATTTTTTTACGAAGACGTTTCATAAATTTCTGAAAGTCTTCAATATTAAGAGTTTGTTTTTTATCCGGATAATCATCCGAATAAGTGAGCGTGATGAAACAGTTGTCAGGATGCAGAGAAGATTCGTGGACGCATCGGACAGCCCATTGTCGGGAGCGTTCTAGACGACAGCCGATACATCGACCACACGGTACGTCAACGGGCAGATCTGTGTAAGCATCTGCCCGATTAAAGACGATAGGACGTTTTCCTGTGTCGGGGTTGGTCGTGCGTCCACGGTAACCATGTACAGGATTATAGCAGGGCATTTTATAGTCTAAAGCCGCCTCTCATCGGATTGGCAGATTGATTGCGCGGATTTACGTTTACAGCGCCAGCGCTGAATGATTTTTTGCTGTAGCGTCTTGACATTTTTTTGCGTCGCATGATTAGTCCCCTCCTTTCCATTTTGAAGTGTTGAACGGATTGATAGCCTTGAGCATTTCGCCCATCGGCATCCAGAAGTTTTTATACATCGGATTATTTTCACGCCATTCGGAACGAATTTTTTCGTCAACGTTTTGATAGCGTTGTGTTTTTGTTTGCTCTTTGATTCTTGGTGTTTCAGCTTGAGCTTTTTGAGCGTCGATCAGCGTTTTAATTGCGGCGGCACGAGATGCCATTGCCGAAGCAGAATTTGTCGCTTGAAGAGATCGTTGAGTAGCTATCTGTTCTTGATTCATGCGTGATTGTAAATAAGTTGATGACGCACTATGAAGACCCTGTGAAACAGGTTCCATAGGATTATTCATTTGAGCAACATTACCGGGCGGGGTCGCTGCCCCGCCATATTTACCCGTAAGAATAGGATTGAGGCCAGCGGCTTTTAGATCAGCCATTTCCCGTTGATGGGCAGTATTTGACATGCGCTCCTGCCAATCACGATTTTCTTGTGAAAGTAAAGCATTGGCCTCATTGGTTTCTTTTACACCAGAAGAACCAATCAAACCACCAATAATGGGAGCGGCAATAGACGCCACATTGCCAAACGCAGAACCACCAAGAACCTTGCCAATAGATGAGAAAATACTCATTTTAGCCTGCTTTTTTTTGAAGATGTTTTTGAACCTTGCGGGTAATATAACCCGCAAGGTATGAAATGATCGCTGTAATTGTTTCTTCGAGTGACATTTTTCGCTCCTTAAAAATGATCGATTAAGCCGGGTACAGAATACGTCGGCATAGGACGAGCGCAGATCATGTTAATATACGAATCGAATAAGAAATCCGGTTCGGTTGTGATGGCTTTAATACGAGCCATCGGCGGAGTTTCGACGATGAACGTCGGAGACAGCGTCGGAAGTGCGGCGAAGTCTTGGGATAAATGCCACGGGTCAAGAGTCCCGGAAGCATCAGACCGGAATTTTCCGGTAATTTGAGACGGTTTGTAACGATATTCAGCCCATCGTTCTTGATAACCGAAAACGCCACCGTCTTGAGATGCGCCAGTACCGGGAACGCCTTGCATAAAGATTTCTTGATTAAGAACGGATTGCTCGCCGAGATGAGCGAGAGCCGGCCAGTAGAAATCATATTTTGTCGAGCGTGACCACATACGATCAAGACCTTGTTGATATGTCAGGTCAGCACGAACGGACATAAGCCCGATGATAACAGAGTGCTCGACGAAGGATTTAACAAATCCAGCATTGCGGACAGTAATCGTTCCGATAGCGGATAATTGACCTAAAGGCTCGGTGGCCTCAGGTTTTGACGTCTGGGCGACAGGGGTAAACACCACAGGCGACGTTGTACCACCGAGGTATTCGGGACGTTGAAGACGAGCGTCAGGGGATACGACACCGAAATGAGCCCTTAAGATTTCAGTGTATCTCGAGCCCCCACGTGCATCACGTTCCAGAAGTCGTTGCAATTGAAAGGCTTCCCGCAATGAATTAATTGATGCAGCAGTTGCGGCTGTAAGATCAGCACGAACGTTTGGATAACCCGAATTATTCGGATCTTCTTCGACGACGAAAGTTACATCGTTTGTTGACGCATCGATAAATCGATAGTCGGCGTATGAAGCAGCACCCGTTCCGTCTGTCTCATAGGATTGCATCGGCCCGGCGGAATAAGCTTGATTATATTTTCCGAAGCCAGTGATCGGCGCAGATGTGCCAAGCGGGAGATCGACTTCGGTTCCCTTTTGAGGCCACGGTAAACACGACGTGAAATAATCATGACGTTTTCCTCGTTTTAAAAGGACATAGTCCGTTGCAGAGTCGGGACCGTCGTCCAGATCGACGGTCACAGAGTCTTGAATATTTTCGTCTCTGTACCATTCGTTATAGATCAGATTGTAAGCACGAGAATGCAGAGCGGAAATCGAGAAATCATCGATTCCCGTCGGAACACCGAAATAATCAAAGAGAGTGCCGACGACGAATCCCGTCGTTGTTGGAGCTGGAAGCGTTGGCACAGCATAATCGGTAAACGTTTCCGGTTCTTGCTCGCCCATAAATTTTTGAAAATTATTCCAGATAAGACGATAAGGAACAGCGAAGTAGTGCACATCTAAGAACATATTATCCATGATCGGATAAAGTGGAGTTGCGATACGAGCGAACATCGTCGCAGATACTTTAAACGTATCGCCGGGCAAAGCTTCATCGACTAAGAACGGAACTAAGTATCCGGCGTCGAATGTTGTTTTATACCCGTGAGAACGGTTAAAGACCGATCTTGGAATATCCGCGCGCGGAATTTGACTGAAATTGTGTTTCATGACTGTGGGAAGCTTGCCAGATTGATATTTCATATCCGTCCTGTTTTGTAGTCGAGAGCGTGCTCCGTACCCGATTTAGGGCGTCGGCGTGTGCCTCGGGGGTTTTGTATTGTTTTTTTTCCCATTTTAGAATCTGTTGATAAAGTTTCTTTTGTTTCACATTCACAAAAGTTTTCCGATTGCCATTTTTGACAGTATTGACAATATATTTCCAGCTTTACTTTTATAGCCATAACACACCCCTGTGTTTTTTTGACACCGTTGGTGTCAGTCAGACCATTTACATCAAGTATATAATGGTCTGACCTTTTATTATTATATTATACGGGCGCAGCCGTATTAGTATTTGACGCCGGAGGCGTCGAGTTCGGACTTACGTCCGAAC